TGCGATTGATAAATTCTTCATAGCCGAGCAGGCATGCGCAATTCAGAACCAGAAGTCTTTCATGAAGATGCAAATTAATGATGCATCTTTCGATTACATACATAGTGTATGTATTCGTAAAATTGAGAATATTCTCGGGTTCTTTACCGCCGATGAGTTCTTTGACTCTGCAAATTGGGGCCCTGGGGTCTCCATCACTAAATCTGTGAAAAGAGATCCTAGTTCAACCAATAAGTTCCGCTGTGAAGGCGGGATAACGCGTTACCTATTTGATTTCATAAGCGGAATTCACGCAACCGCTTACCCCTTATGGAAGCCTGATTATTGCTTCCAGGAGGCGAGTGAAATCATTACCGTACCGAAGAATAGCAAGACCGATCGGACCATTGCTATTGAACCAGGAATAAATCTCTGGTATCAAAAAGCGATTGGTCTTATGATCCGTCGACGCCTACTTCGCTATGGGCTGGATCTTAACAGTCAGCAAGTTAACCAGGATCTCGCACGTAAAGGGTCTATCTCAAATAGACTTTGTACGGTCGATTTCTCGGCAGCTAGCGATACCATTTCGATAAAAACTGTGCGGGAATTACTTCCAGTACGGTGGTTTATCTTAATGGATCTGGTAAGATCTCAGTGCGGCTCTGTTAAGGGTAGCGATGTAGTTCATCGATTCTCCAAATTCTCCAGTATGGGGAATGGGTTTACCTTTGAACTAGAAACGCTTATCTTCTTTTGTATAGCTCTATCTGTTTGTCAACATTTAAAGCTTCCAGTCGAAGATGTCTCTGTTTATGGTGATGATGTAATCATACCTTCAGAGGCCTTTAACCTGTATCGGGAAGTTTGTTCGAATTACGGCTTCTCTGTCAATCTAAAGAAGAGTTACTCTTCAGGTTGTTTCAGAGAGAGCTGTGGCTCGCACTATTTCCTGGGTACAGACTGCAAACCTTACTATTTGCGTAGAGTGATCAAAAGCGAGGGAGATATCTACCTAGCGCAT